GGCGGCGTAGGCGGCGTCGGCGGCGGCGGCGTAGGCGTCGGCGGCGGCGTAGGCGGCGGCTTTTCTATTAGCTTCCGTTGGATCATCGCAGTATTTTATTGCCGCTTCTATAGCCTTGCGGGGCCGATCATCATTTGGGTATTTCTTCTCGTAGATATGGATGACCTGCTCGGCGCAGAGAATCGCCAGCCTGACCCACTGGACTTTTTCCAGTGGCAGGACTCTGCGTAATAGCCACATCATCCAATCTGCTCGCTCGAACTTGGGAAGTAGTTTTTCAAGGCTCAAACCGCCCTCTCCAAGCAGCGGACGAGCCCAGTCCATGCCTTCTTTGCATGGGCCTAGCTTTGCCAACGACTGCTTCGTGACGATTATTTTCTCTTTGGTCATAGTTTTATTGGTCATGGAAGTCCTCTGTCCTTTGAACGATTGTGAAAGTTCCGCATTGCTCCACATCGTTACAACAACGGTATTTTTTTGAACGATTAAACGCTTGCACTAAAATTGCGTTATCTCCGCAGCGTGGGCAATAACACTTTTTTTGAAGTTTCATTTCTCAACCTCCTTGGGCTTCATGGCTTTACTTTATCCGATAGCGAAATATCCAACGCCGCCAGCCAAAACCATAACCCAAGCACAAGCATAAGGCTATGCCAGAAATCAAAACCCATAGAATTGGTTATCAGTGCTGTCGCAAAAATTCTAAGAATAAACTTAATGCTATCCTTCATTTCTCAACCTCCTTGGGCTTCATAATTTTATTCCTAAACTTTCTTTAAGGTCGGCAAGCTCTTTTATTATTTTTGCTATTTTTTCGTCTCTGATTTTGTCTTGCATTGCTTTCATTGCGTCATTACATATTTGGCACATTATCAAACTCCTCCATTGCGGATAGGGCGTGGGCACATAGCAAAGTTGAAGCATCCAATCCTTCTGCTGTCTCCAGTTTTTTTACGCTTTCAAGCCATCGCATAAGTGCAGTTAACGATTTCTTCGCAATCTCCAATTGCTTCTGCTGGCGGCGCACTAGGGCGGCTAACTTTTCTTTATGCCATCGCACCAGTGCGCGGTCATATTCTTTTACTGGTTCATCAAGCAAAGAATAATCCCCGTTGGTTCGATATGGTTTTCCATTGTTTATCATGTATTGTTTACAGTAAACCCCGTGAACTTCTGCCGCCATTTCCTCTAATTCTTTCTCAGCGTCGGTCATCGTCCTATTGTCTCCAAAACAACATGATTCAATTTGCACTCAGGACAAGCCGTTGACTTGCTACGACAGTCCGAGTTTGCGTGTAACTGTGCATATATCCAATTTGCCGCAATCTGTAGTTTGTCTTTCAGTTCGGCGCATTTTTGGCAATCGGTCATTTCATCCTCCTAGACTACGCTACGCAAAAATCGGCCCCTAGCGGCTCAAGCACGTCAGCCAGAAGGCTAACGCTAACCATTCGGGGCTTTCTGATGCTGGCGTTCCTCACGATCGGCCAGCCATACAGCAGGCTCGCATTGCAGACATCATACAGATGCCAATGGGGAGCGACCCCAAAGGCAACATTGTGAGCATGGGCCGGGACCTCGCATCCAATGGCCGTCACTGACATACTCTCCGTCGATTCGGCGTCGTATAGCCCCATCCAATATCGCGCCATAGTTGCCATGCTCAAATTTGAAAGATAGCCGGCTTGCACCGGGTGGCCGAGGCTCCATCGCCTTGAAACCAGACACTTCTCTTCCCTGCCGAGGGCCGTGTCTATCAAAACGGTCATTTTACTTCACTAAGAATAGAGAGCTTTACCGCGGCGCCGACGCTCTTGCTCTCTTGGTATTTGTAATAGGCATTGAGAATAAGCGCCAGACCAAGTAGGATCAAAGGATAGCGGCACTGTTTAAAGACGCCGCGCCAGTATTCTCTTTCGATCTCCTTCTTGCGGGCTTCCCAGTACGGAGTTTCTATGGTCATTTTGCCCCCTTGAGCCAAGATCCTAACCCTATCTCAAGAAAAACCTCGACCTGCTTTTTAGCGCTTCTCTTGTGCGTCTTTGCAACAACCGCTATACGACGAAAAATATCTCGATCGATCTTGATTGACTGGTCTTTGTGTATCTTTCTCATAGTTCCATTATAACCCCATTTTGGAACCACTGCAAGTTAAATCTTTCAAAAAGTTGATCTAGATCAATAGGTCCTTTTTGGGTCCTTTGGCCCAAAAGGAAACCCCGCCGGGGGCCGATTCCCGACGGGGCGGAGACTGGGGGAGTCTCCTTTAGGAGGTCGGGATCGAGATTAAGGCGACTTGCATTGACGCTTGGGCCTTACCTTTCGAGACGCGAATAGATCGGTTATGTCCAACGACGTAGTAGTTCGCCGCGACGCCGCTGATAAGCTCGGTGACGTTTACTTGATCGCCTATCTGCATATTGATCTTCGGGATAATATCGAGCTTGGGAATCCAAAGGGTCGGGTTTTTGAAGTTGCTAATGATCTTATTTGCGATGATGACGGCGATCGCGTTGCTGACAATATAATTATTGTTGATCGTGCTTGCGCGCCGGCGATGCCTAGCGATAGATAGCCCGTCCGTTGGGTTTGAAGTATATGGGGTCTGCGCGTTTTGGAATGTTTTCCCGATCAAACGAAGATCTGTTATATTTCCTGGGTTTGTAATAGTGAGAGTTAAAATCGGTCGTGTAGGATGAACGTATGTAATTTGAGCGGAACCTACCGCCCCTCCGGAGAACGTTAAGGCAATAGACCCGCCGCCTGCGCCGCTATTGACCGCCCCCATATTGGTCGTGTCCATACCTCCATCGACTACAATATTGAAAGTCTGAGTTCCGTTAATGACTGACAAGACGTTTGATCCCGATATCGCCGCGGCCGGCGTTCCCGCCGTTCCCTGCCAAGTCGTATCTGAACTAGTCCCTCCTAATATAGTAGGGCTCGATGTCACCGTAATGTCGTTTATGATCGCCGTATCTCCGCCAAGGTTGTCTGATAGCTGTTGTTGAAGATCGACGATTTCTGAGTTGTATGCAAGATAGAAGTTGATTCCTGTCGTCCATTTATTCTGGCCGCTTCCAAAAAGCCATTGCAGAGAGAAACTGGTCGCGTAGGCGCCGATCGTATTAGCGTTATTTCCGGCGCTATCAATAGGGTCTGCGATAATTATTCTTACTTGCAAATACCTTTGCGGAGTTGAAAGAATATTTCCCATTCCGTCGATGGCGGCCCAAGCTGTCCAGGCAACATTGTCGGGGCTGGTTCGCGTATAAAATGTGACCGTCGTGCCAGGCGGAGCGGTTACGTTTGATGTTATCGCTCCTTCCGACTGTACCGTTATGCTTTGATCTATCGATGGTGAAATCCAGGTCGCTTGAGCGTTCGTAGTGGCGGAGGTTGTGTCGATCTCCTGCGACCAATAAATATCCTTAACGTAGAAGTCGGACTCCCAAGAACCCGATCCTGAAATTCCCGTAACCTGGATCATCATCCCTGCGCCAGCCATAAAATCAGAGTCTGAACCGAAATCGATCGTCAAAACATTGTTAATATAGAGCTTAAAATTTGTGGTCCCAGATCCGGCGATTACGGTCACTCGAATGTCCATTTGAGCGCCTGCGGTCGAGGTTAAAATCCCAGCGTCGCTGCCGTTAACTACGGTGATGCTCGCCGGATTTTTGACCAAATACAAAGAGTAATAATTTGAAACCCCATCCGTATAGTTTCCGATGCGGAGGCCGTAGTTGTAGTTAAACCACCAGTAAGTAAAAACGTGATTATTAGCACCCATCCCCCCACCGATACTTTGAAACGGTATCCCCTTGCAGGCAAAGGTTCCGTAAAATTGAGAGAATACCGATGATGACAATTGGACCTGTGCGAAAGTGGCGGAGCTGTTTCCGTTGCATGTTAGGTTTAAGCTATTTCCCGTCGGAAGGAATCCAGACGCCACTGAGACGGTAAAGGCTCCTGCCCCAGTGGCTGTCCAGACTGGATTTGAAGTATAGTCTCCGTCGAAGAAATCGTCGATTAAGAACCACTCCCTTCGAATCGTGGCGGTCGTTGAGATCGTGTCGATATTGGTTAGGGATCCGGTTTGCCAATCACCCTGAGTCTGAACCATGTATGTTCCGACTTGATTGTTAAGGTAGAATTGAAAATTCGCGTAACCATTTTCGTCGTAGAAAAACGCCGCGTCTCCGGCCGCCTGAACGAGCTGTTGAATCGATGTTAATATCGACGACTCGAACGTAAAGAAATAATCCTCATTAATCCCGGTAATACGCAATAGCATTTCATAGGTTGATACGTTGTTTCTATTAAGGACATATTTTACGGCATCCTTTATATCTATTGCCGTCTTTAGTCCGGAAGAATCGACCTGGTTAATGAGGTGCTTCATATAATCGCGCGCGGAAATATCTACGGTCCCAGGACGAGCGTTTATAGTAATCGAGTCGGCGCTACCGGTGAATGTTCTTATCGTCTCGGTTCCTAGACTTGTGACAAATCCCTCGTTTATTTCAACGTCAAATGCAAGTTGAGCGAGTTCGGAATTTACAAATCCGGCCGTAACCTGGGCCGCCGTAGGCGTATACGATATAGAGAAAAATTGATCCGTATTGTCGCACTCAATATCCGCCTGAGTTGCCATTGGATTGTAGAGCTTGAGATCGGGCTTTCTATCGATTTTAAATCCAAGGAGTCGGCTAGTAATATCGATCTTTCGGTAGACCTCGACCTCTACAATTTGCGCGGCGTCGGCGTTTGTCGTCGAGTAGACAATAATTTTAATCTTCGTTGAAGTTATATCCGAGAAGTCGTATACGTCAAGATTTCCGGTATATCCCAACCCAGGCCAAGATCCGCTGCCCCCGTAAGGACCGGAGCCATAGCCGCCGCTACCGTAACCGCTAGAGCCGGCTGGAGTATACCTATCTGGGCTTCCCGCGAAGTTCTGCCATACCGATCCGTCCCAATACTGAATTAGGTATGACGTCAGAGGATCGGAAGCAAGGTTGTAGAGCTTTACGCGATTGAATATCCTGGTCGCGTTAAAGTCGATCTCTAGGTAAACGTTACCGCTTCCGTCAGGGACGAGAGAAGATTTCCAAGATGACTTTCCGACTCCGTTATCAGCCCCACTTGCGGCGCCTATATTGATTTCGGTTCGGTCAGAGTCGATAGCCCCAAGCGCAGGGAAGTTTCCGCTGGCGTCATCGCCTGAACTAGCAACAGTAGAACCGTTCTTTGAAGCGGCGTAGTTCCCCAAGACGAGAAAAACTTGCGAAATATACTGCGCCACGTCGGCATATTGCGCCGCGTTGTATTCTGAGGTGACGGTTATCATCGGCCGGCGTCTTTAAGAATCCTTTGGGGCGTCCTTTTGGTCTGCGATCGATGCCTTGTTTTCTTGATGATTTGTATGTATTCCGAGAGCAAGAAGTCCTCCGGCAATCATCATAACGTTAGGGTCATTTTGATTAAGACTTTGGATTATATGCAGGGCCGCGGAGGCAGATCCAGAATGGCTTATCTGAATAAGAATGCTTCCCGATCCGACTAGAACGCCACCCGCTCCGGCGATGAGCGGAAGAACGGAAGCGATCTTTTTCCAGATCCCGGTTACGCTTGCGATCGTGTTTGTTATGAAGTCCATTTTACCCTCCTATTTGAAACAGAAATAACCAGGCTCACCTTTAGAAACAGGGAAAGCCTGACTAACCTTGCAGTTCCAATTTGGCTTCGTCTGATACTGCAAGGGATGATGATCTATCGGCCTCAAGTCTTGGCCGGGATCTCCCTTGCCTACGTTTACCACCATTGGGCAATCTTTGCCCCAGGATGGGCTAGGTTGCATCGATTCTGGCCGAATAAGGGTAATATGGCCGTGGGCCTCTAAAAGGGCCTTAGAATCAGCCGCGGCGAAGGCTAGGCCACCGTCTAGTGCGTGAAGCGTAGCCTGTTGACCAGTAACGCTTTCCCAACGCCCGGATTTGTTGGCTTTCATGATGGCGACCATATCGTCGGCGATTAGGTTCGGATCGTCAAATTCAGAACAACCCAATGCTTGCGCGGCTATCCGAGCCGCCATATTGCAGTAGGTCGTGAGAAGTTTCCCGCTTGAATCGTACTCCGGCCAAAGGTTAGAAGTAGATACAAGACGGTCGCAAAGATTTTTTAACGCATCTCCTGGGTCAATCATCGATTAAACGCCCTCCAAATAAAAAATATCATAAGGAAAAAACAGAGAGCGCCGGCGCGCTCGTAGTTCAATTGTTCGCCTCGACTCTTGAAACGCGATCGACTAAATGAGTAACGTCGCCGCTTAAATCTTGAATTTGTTTGCTTAGTCTGTCGCCAACGTCTTTAATCGCTCCAAGCATTTCCTGTCGGTCGGAACGAGTAAGGGCTTCTTTCTCAATTTGTCGCATCCTTTCGACCGTGATTTTATGATCTTTATCAAGATCAGATAAACGCCTATCGTATTCTTGAGCAATTTGAGCGACTCGTGTGCTAAGAGTATCGATCATCGACTCCTTCTCTGCGACAATCGATCTAACGTAAAACGTCAAGCCTCCGCTAATCGCACCCAATACCGTTATGGCAATGGCTCCGTAAGCCGCTAAATCTTCTGGGGTCATCATTTTATTTAAAGTGCAGTCCAGGACCTACAAAATAGCGCGCCGGATCAGAGAAGGCTTCTTTGAATGTCTTAACCGACCGCCCATCGATAACGACATCAGCATTGAGCATAACACCCATCGAAAAAGTAATGTCGAAGTTTGATGAAGGCGTCGGCGGTAGTAGATGGCTTTTAAGGCTAGTCAAATTGTTAGGGGCCACCCAATTTAAAAGACCGAGAAGTCCATGCTGTAACTGAGGGCCAACGTCTAGAATAGGCCCTAGATTTACGGTAGAACGAGTTCCCCCAAAGCTCCCTCCGATCGCCAACGGCACCCAAGCCTCGGCATATCCCGCGTCAACCCAGCTTTGCGGTAGGATAGACCCGTCTGCGGTTGAGTGCGTAAAAAGAGCCCCGACCGTAGTGTTTTGAGTTCGCGCCAGGCTCTTAGTGCTAAACAATGCACCGTCGAGAATATGATAATTTCCAGGTCCTATGATCCGAAAGTAAGGCGATGCGATCGCGGTCGTTGGGATAGCAATAGCCGCGATTATTGCGAATGCTAGTTTTTTCATTTTCATCTCCTATGGCTCATTGTACGGGTCACAGAATACGTCCACGATATCACCCGCTCCACCGAATTTACTCAAAGTGATTGACGTTGTATTCCACGTTCCAGACGATGTTGTTTGGGTTAATTCATTACGCCACAAACAGTTAGGTTTAAAATCCCATGTATGTCCAAAACTAATCGTGCAACTGGTGGGGGGTCCTTTGGCTACGTTTAGCGAGAATCTAGCGTCAGTGCCAGATACGCTAGGGCTACCGCCGCCAGCGACACAGCCAGTCAATGTAGGCGATGCTGTTGGTCTATTGTGCCAGACGTAATCTGCGTCTAGGTAGGCATAGTCCACATTGTCTGGACCTTTAACAGAGAATATATTCGCATCAGGTGCAGAACCATTATCTTCGCAAATGATATCGACGGTATCCTTGATCGGTATATTTGATATTGCAAGCCCAGTTGTTGTCGCGGGGCCAGTGCTGACTATTGCGTTACTTTCATCACGTATCATACATAGCGGAGCGGTAGTCCATTTCGGGGAAGCGAACACAATAGAGCATGGTTGTGCTGATCCACTAGAACCCATTGATAACCTCATTACTCGGTTGGAGCCGATAATGCTTGCACCCGATCCGCAACCACTTACGCTTGGCCCACTAGCATCTAAATTTTCGTCAACATTTAACATCGTCGTCGTGCTAACCCAGGCGCGAGTGACATTGCCGACATCTCGCATTTGAAACCCGCCAATCTTTTGCGGATCAGACGTAAAGATGTTGGCGCACTTCATATTCATAAGACTATTAGAGAAACCACCGACAAGTTTACTTGTACCCGATTGACTCATTACGCCAAGAATTAATGAACCTGTGCTTGTCTCTATACCGACGCAGACCACATTTGCAGATTCATAATTATTCGTCGGAGTGACCTGGCATGAACCGCCGTAACTGGTGCCATCGGAAATCTGGAAATCCATGTTATTGCCCGTTATGCCTGGCGAAGTCCCGCAACCAACCAAAGAAGCTGTATTCTGATTCGTACAACCAAATACACCACCGCTATCAATCTTGCAGTAATAGTTTTGCGCCGCATCCCTGAAAAGAAACTTGCCATTAGGTATTCCTATGGCGTTTACGTTTGAAGCCAACATCAACAATAATTGAGCCATCACGGTCCCGTTCCTGTCCTAGCGTTACGGAATGACCCCTTTGCCGTCGCTGTAGCGCAGTATAAATCCCATGACGCAGATTCCATGATACAGTCAACCCAACCTGGATTGCCGTTAGGATTGTAATGCTCTGTATTTGGGGTAATCGTCTTTAGTTTGGCCGCTGTAGTAACGCCTAGCCGGATGAAGCCATCGACTGTCACCCCGAAGCTAGACGCACCGACGACAAACATTGTGTTAGTCGTTATTGATACCGCCGCCGTATCAACGGCCACTCCTCCGTTAAGGACGTTAAACGTCGATCCTCCGACTGTGAAATAGTTACCGACAACAGATACGCTAGTATTGTCTACAGTGAACAGTCTCGCAGTAGTGCCGTATATCGTTAGGCTTGATACGTTTGCTTGGAAGCCGCCTTGCGCTTGGATTAAGAATTGATCCGTGACAGTGCCGATCAGTGGTATACCGCGAGAGTCATTCCAAAGAAAAGAACCAGGAGCCGTTGCGCTAGACGAGTTGCCCGCCGCAAGTGAGTATTGACCAGCCGCTAGGTTATTAACTCCACCGACGACGACAGAGCCAGTAGATAGAATCTTGTTGTTATATCCTCCTTCGATAACGCCGTACCATGCTCCAGTGGAAATCGTGTTGAGCGCACCGCCGCCAATCGTCGAGCCGTTGGATTCGTTGATGTTCTTGAAGCCACCACTAATCGTCGCGGAGCTTGCCGCTAACGTAATGAAATTTGACTGTCCACCACCGATAAAGCTGCGGTCACCATAATCAACGTTTAATTGACCACCTCCGATTGCTCCGTAAAAGTTTCCGACGCTGTTCTGCTGACCTCCGATTATAGATCCGTACAAGTCACCCGCTATGTTTCCAGCGGGAGTGATTAAGTTTGACTTACCACCTCCGATGTTTCCATAGCCACTATTTACCGTATTAGATTGCCCGCCACCGATAAACACATAGCCGTATGCTGTGCTATTTGCGCTTCCTCCGGCGATAGTCGCGTGGCCTCTACCAGATAGTGAATCCTCTCCCGCCGTGTTGCTGTTGCCGCCGCCGACAAAGTTATACTGATCGTTTACGACGTTCTTGGTCCCGCCACCGATGAAAGAATAGCCGCCTGATCCAAAGTCACCGTTATGGACGGATGAATTGCTACGGCCTCCGGCGATGGTGTCGTATGGGTCTACGGCAGAGTTTAGGTTGCCTCCACCGATGGTTCCATCTGCACCGACGACGCCATTGTTCTGACCACCCGCTATTGTTGAGTAGTCTGCTCTTGAACTATTTTGATAACCACCGCCGATAAATCCGTAGTTAGAATCGTTATGATTTTGATAGCCCCCCCCAATCACGCCAGAAGTAGGCCCAAGAAACAATCCAGCCGCATCTATCGTGTTTTGAAAACCACCACCAATAACGCTCCACGGAAACGGTCCACCCGCAAGGCCAGAGTTGTTTGTGTTTCCTTGTCCACCACCTATAACTGAATAACTTGCGGCTAAGGTGTTCTGAATACCGCCGCCGATTGTCTGATTGCCAGGGCCGGAATCCGTTGTAGTTTTATTTAAATATCCTCCGGCAATAACGTCATTTGAATTTTCTGCTGTGTTATTTAATCCACCTCCTATTGTTTGATAGGTTCCACCATTAAAATCATCTCCAATTGCATTTAACGAACCACCCGCGATTGTTACGCCAAATGATCCACAATAGCTTTTTACTCCTAGACATACGTTGCCACCACCAGCTATCCCCGCCGGATTAACTGGGGCCATAAATGTAGAAGTAAAACTTTGGGTTCCACTTCTATAAATATTTCCGTAGTATTGATCCCCTCGCCCACGCCCGCCAATAGCAACCGATCCATCCTTACCGACGGCAAAATACGCTCCCGCAGACGTAGTGCTAGTCTTTGTCGAGTCCGAACCTATCCAAACTAAATAATTTCCAAAGTCAGACATAGGGCCGCCAATCAAAGTAAACGACGCATTGCTCACCTTGTACGATCCTGTCGCTATCTGCGTTCCAGAGAGGGGCCAGAAATATCCGGCGAGAGTGGTTGTAGACGTTCCGCTTCCACCGGCGCCAGACCCGCCGCGACCCTCAATTGCGCGCGCCGGCAGGGCCAGGAGAGCGATCAGGGCCGCTATTGGCACGTTAGGCCCCCAGGATCAAGGCCGTCGCAGGATACGGCGCCTTTTACTAAGTTCCCGGCCGTAGCGCCCATGCAATACCAAGCGGAGTGACCGTAGTCTGTAATCGACTGGCCGGCCGCAAGATCCGATCCCGGAGTGCTTGAAGAGCAAGTCGTTCCGATCGGAGCGGTCGATAGGCAAACGGTGCCGGCGTTAAAATTAGAAGCCTCTAAATAGGCCGATCTTCGGCTAGTGCCAGAAGATACGACAAGAATCCAAGACCCGGTAGGGCAAGCGCTTGAGAACTGAATGGTCGTATCTCCCTCCTCGCGCGATGTCGGAGTAGTAGAAAAACCGTTTCTTTTTAATGCGTTTGCTGGAATCGAAAGCGTTAGAATAAATAAGAATAAATTTAAACGCATAGCGATTGACTCCATTTACCAGTCACAGTGATAACTGATCGTGTCGTTTGCCGCGGCGGTTATTGAAACCGTCAAAGTTCCTGATCCAGCCAAACATTTAACCGCCGTTGGGTTGGATACATCTGAACAGGTGCAAAACGGAGTAGATACACCACCGCTATTTATAAAGTTAAACGTACAGGCTGTTTGCGCTCCACCCGCGAATGTTACTGAACCACGCATATCGTTACTATTTGCATTGGCCGACTGTGAGTTGCAACTCGTCGTGGTTGGAGCTGTCCCCGCTGTAGTGAAATGACCACTCTTTGTTACGGCGATAGTCCCACCGCCGACCTGGAATAGATTGCTAGGAACAGCACCAACACCGACATTGCCACCGAATTGAACGATAAAGCTAGACGTACCTACCTCGAAATTACTCGTCGTAAAAGGTATCTGTCTACCAACCCCGACGCTTCCATTGCCTAGCACTGATAATACGTCACCAACCTGGACGGAAGAAATACCGACTACAAAGCTAGTCGGAGTCGTTTGCGGCAGCCAGTTAACCTCGACATGGGCTCTCGGTGTAGGGTAGTTCCTTCCAAAGGCGACAACACCGTCGCTGACAAAGTTGCGACTAGAAACCATAAACGAGTCGAAGGAAGTGTTTCCAGGGTTTCTCATTTCAAATCTCAGGCTATCTTTTAGGTCTGATATCTGGAACTCTCCAGCAGGAGGGACGTATTGAGAATAAGGACCAGTGTTCCTGAAATACAAACTAGGAATGCCACCTTCTAGGCGTAGATTTGCGCCTGGAAAACTGCTGCTATCGACCCTGAAAATAACCATCGGTTGGTTATAATTTCCGTTTGCTTGATGGACCCTTAACAATGAACCTAAACCCTGGTTGAAGAAGGCGTTAGAATAAATGTTCATTGCTATATCGCCAAGGTTATTGGTTGCGTCCATGTAAATACCAGACGCATTTGTGTCACTGACGCCAGTATTTCCGTATGGGGTTATAGAAAGAACTGGGTTTACAGTTCCGCTTGATTTAAGAATCATCGCCCCAGGAAGAGTTGGCGCCGCTCGAAGATCTGCTTCATACGTTCCAGTTGAATCCCAAGACGCAAACGTCTGTCTGACCGCTCCAGCGGTAGGGCTAGAGTGGAAAATATTTAAAGCACTGTAGTTCGTTGCGCTCGTAAAAACAACCGCCCAATCGTCGTTAGTATTAGAATCGCTAGAATTTAAGTTTCCGAAGTAGTTCCTAGTCATACCGGTATAAATAGGACCGGCCGCATTCGAGTTGATAAACCTTCCAAAGCCAGGCGGGTTGAGTCCTGAGCCGTCTAGTTCTATATTCTGACCACCGACGACCATATCTCGGTTATAGGTCGATGTTATCGCAAGCTCTGGGCTTCCGACAGAGCCGTAGTTTGAACCTATAGGGTTTGCTCCCTTTTGAACGCGCCAAAGAGTCCAGCCTTGAAGTCCTCCCTCCCCTGGGATAGCTCCATAGGTATTGTATGTCTGCATCCAGACCGGCTGATTAACGTCAATTCGGTTCCATTTATTGGTCGAGGCGGTATAAGAAGCGTTATTGACTATGCTTAAATCCCCCGTCGTATCGACTTGAAGCAGTCCGACGTAAGCATTGACGGATGATACAGGGGCGGAAAAGTGCATAGGTCCTGAGTATGCCATAGTCATATCGGTTGAAATTTTAACCGGAGCATTGAACGTATTTGATGATGAAAAAGTGTTTGGTCCCTGTTGCGTTGCCGTGAATGTATCGATCGCAAATAGGTCGTTATTGATCTTAGGCCCCCAACCAGTAGAACCAATACTCGGCACCGTAAGACTTAGCCGATTTGTTGTCGTATCTGCATTAGCTACGCCGGCTATAAAAGCAATCAAGAACGGGATAAGTCGGCGCATTATACGCCCTCCAATGTCCAACCACTAAATGAAAGCGTATCGACGTTGCCGCCTGTCGCGGTATGATTTATTTTTTCCATGTTTACGAGCCATCCCTTATAGGTGTAGTTGCAATAGACTTGCGATGTTCCCGGTAGAACGCTGCCTAAAGTGACCGTTCGAGTTGCGTCCGAATACGATCCACCCGAATAGTAGTTTGATCCAGAATTTACTCCGTTGACTGGCGGGGTAGTATAAACTCCCGTAACTGTAATTATGCTTGAGAATCCGGCCGCGACAAGTGCTGTCGATAGAAGCGTTGCGCTGTTTTCTTGAAGCAAAACCGTTGACGTCGAGGTAGGGATATTTGCTTCTCCCCAAATCTTTAGGTCGTCCCTGACTTGGAATGAAAGGAAAGTATCGGTCACGGTCAACAGGGACGCCATGATATCCTTCTGCGCCTCTGTAAAGAAGCTCGAATCGAGTGATATCGTCGGAAAATTGGTCCGAAAAACCCACTTGCGGGCGTGGCCGCTCAAGACTCGGTTTGTAGCAACAATCTGAGATTCGTCTATCATTACCTTGTTTGGGTTTACGTCGAATGAATTTTCGTAGCCAGGACGACCCAAGAGAAAAGACGATAACCATGCCATTTTCCTAGTTCCCGAAGATCGAGGCGCCCAACGGTCCTACTTGGCCGCGGCCCTTTGTCTGTTGTAGGATTAACTGATATATTTCGTTTGCTACCGCGCGCGGATCTCCTGCCCCGTTTACGTTGAAATTAAGAGTAAGATTTCCCGCAGAACCACCGCCGCCAGATCCTTGACCAGGAGATCCACCCATTTTGCTTGCGGGAGTAATGCTGACGTATTCCGGCTCTCCGCCTTCACCAATCATCATCGGAGTGGGACGATCAACTATTCCGCTAAATCCTGTTGCGTGGCCCATGAAACTGGTAAAGCTAGTCGGAATAGGAAGGCCACCAAATCCTGCAGCTTCTTTGAGCGCCAAAAACTCAAGCATTTTAAGAATCATTTTCAGAATATCTTGGATAATCTGCTCGGCCATAGTCTTCATTGAATCAACGAGAGCCTCGGTAAATCCCTTTCCCGCAATAATTGCGTGAGCAAAAGAATGAGAAACCGCGCTATTGAAACGATCAAAGCTGTGTGACATTTTATTCGCCGCTTGATCTGACTGCTCGATGAGCTTGTGTCCCATTGCAGCGTGAATTTTTATCATCTCATCCTGAGACTTCCAGAAATTATCCACATCTTTTTTATTCGCGTTTCCTGCATCTACACCGCCAGACAACTCTTCGCCAACATTTGCAAAGCCTTTTTGCAAAGCTATTTTCTCTGACTGTGCCCTTGCGAGCTTTTGAGCTAGGCTGTCGTATGTCTCGGTTAGCCTATGGACCTGTTGAGTCTCATTATCAATGAATTGGGCATTCTGCTCTCGTTGTGCAGCCGTGTCCTTGTATCGCTCATTAACCCTAGTTGTAAAAGCCAGGGCCTTTTCCGCACCGTTCAATTCTTCCTGGTTTGCCGCAATCTGTTTCTGAATCGCCTGAATTAACTGATCTGACGTAACTATTGCGTCCTCTCGCTTGGCCGCCGTGAGCGCCTCTGTCGCTCTCTGGAGATTTGCCAAATCGGGAGGAAGTTTCCCAATCGCGTCATCATATTTATCTATTTTTACTATAAGCTGATCGTCTGTCTCTAACTCTTTTTGTTGCTTATCAAGAAGTTTCGTTAGGGAATCATGGTGCCTTTCGTATGATTCGACGACCTTGTAGACAACTCCAGCAGCGGCGACTAATCCAAAGGTCCACAATCCAAGAGAATTTGCAGCGATACCAAATCCCTCGGCGAGCTGATTTACTCCGACATTTAGAAGAGGAAGAATAGCGCGAGATTCCCCCATGAGGCCGATATTGTTAAGAAGCTCCCTCCCAAACAGATGCACGCCGACGTGTTCAAGCGGACGCTCGAACGTCTGTGCCATGCTTCCCAATTGTGAATTGAAACCGCCAACAGAAGCGGAAAGGCTGTCCATCGCGGCGACAGCGCCGGAGGCGTCTGCGGTTACTGCAATGTCGAGTTCGCTTTGAGCCATTATTTCTTCTTTACGCGGGCCTCTTGCTCGATCCTTTCCGACTGTTCTTTCTCATACGATTCTTTCTTTCCTGTTATGACGTCGAATAATTCCATGATCCAGGCGGGTTGGTCCATGATGCCGCCGTAATACGGCAGAACGGAGTAGCGGAGACATCGAGAGTAGAGCTTGATGATATATAGAGTTTCCCTGTCGAACTCTGGCATCCCACAATCGATCTTTCCATGACCCCTATGCCTTCTACAGTCTTGCCGGAGGCATTGAAAGCTACCGCTACGCAATAGCCAATCAACGGCCTCCGCTAGGCGTTTTTTTTCTCTTCCGAGGCGCCTTTGAGGATGTTCGTCTTTTCGAGAATGAACCCGCCGAGTTCGAGATAGACATTATGTCCGGCAACGGCGGGGAACATCGACAAGGCTTCAATGGAATAGGCAACGTCGATTCCGTTGCTTTTAACGTTTTTCCATCCCGTGACCATTCTGGCGATGACAGATCGGCAGAGATCAGCGTTCGAATAATGGAGCTTGCCGCTCTCGTCACGTCGGCCCAGGAGAGCGACTTCCATTCGATCTTCCTCGCTGGCCTCGGCCTTGACCAGGAAAATAACGTCCTCATACTTAAACTCTACAATCTCCGACGGTTTGCGTAGTTCCATCCCCCACCCCCATTTTAATATCCGGCCGAGCTTTCCGTATTAACTAGCGCCGGCTGAATCGTGTATCCAGATCCAACGCTATAAACCGCGTCTCCGGTAAAGACAATCTTTACAAGGTCGCCAGGAATAGGAAACGGGGCCGCCTTGTATTGAATAACCGGGATTGTAAACGTCAACGAGAAGAACGTCGTTCCGACAATCGCCTCGCTCGAAGTAATCGTTATCGTCAAAGTCGTAGACGTTCCGTTGATAAAGTTCGTCCATTCCGTTAAGTCCTCGACGATTATCGACATACTAAAACTAACCTTTAATCCTTTCGAGTAGATCTTTGTCGCATAGATCGTATTTCCTACGACATGCTCGGCGGCGACCATGTTGTCGATCGTTAGTTTAACGTTGTCGTAGTTGTTAACCGGGCTTCCTCCGACGTTAATTACCGCTTGATCAAACTTAAACGGTTGATGCGTTGAGTATGCAACCGACTGAGACGTTCCTCCCGACTGGTATTTAAGACCGATCCAGTCGGCGTCGGCCATGATAAATTCCTTGGCCTTGATATCGAACTCAAGCTTGTTAAGCATACAGCCAGCAAACTCGGGATAGTTGGCCCCGTTCTTTTGCCACCATGAATATGAAGGAAGTTGCGAAGTTTGCACACGGCTAAAGGTATGAGTCAGAGCGAACTGCTGAGTCGTCAAGTCCGAGGTAGCCGCGATCGCGCTTGCCGTGTCTGCGTTTGAAAATCCGAGCAGAGTTTTCGCCGCCGTTGCCGTGTTGGTTCCAGTCGCCCATTTGATAACGAAAACTCCTGCGCTTCTTGTTATCGTGAGCTTTTTGGTCGAGTAGCTATACGTCACCGTGAATGTTCCGACTCCGGCCGTCTGCATCTGCGTCTTGATCTGAGCGCAAAGAGTACCCGCCTGCGCGCTGCTTGTTCCCATGGCGTAGGTCGCGTTTGCAAGCGTCGCCGTAACCTGACCGCCGCCGTTTTCCGTAAAGTCGATCTTATTGTTCGCGTTTGAAACGACGAAGGTTGCCACCTCGGTTACGGTATCGGTTCCGAAGGCGGCCATTAAATGTTCGCCGATATTCTCAGGCTCCATTTCGGTCTTAAACTTTCCGCTCTTGAGAAGGGCCGCGCCCTGTGCAACCTTGCGAACAACGTCAGGGATTCCCTCGACGCCCTTGCCTTCCAGCAAGTTGATGTCGGTGCTAAAATTGAACGGAGGGACGAAGCGCAAGAATTTTGTGGGCGCGACGAATGTTCCCAAAACTGACTCTTTTGCGATTCCCGCTTCGCCGAGTATACCTGTAAATGGCATTGTGATTCTCCTTTAAACTAATAATACCGTCTGAATTTTAATCTCAAATCGTCCGAGAGCTGCATACTTTGGTCCGTTAGGACGTCCGAGAAGAAAGGCAATTCCGTATTCGATTTGAGACATTTCGCTATCGACCCAGTTGGTCGTATACGTCTTGAATTGATTTGTTGCCGTTGTCGTGCGATCGTTCAAAGCGTTATTGCTGAACAGTTTTTGGAAAATCTCGCCTATGTCGGTTGTTTTCTGGGTCGTATCGTCTACGGTATCGCCGCCAGCGAGAAACCAAAACTCATAAACATACCACTTCTGAAACTTAACCGTCGTAACCATTTTCGCTTCGACGTTTTTCGGCTGAATCATAACGCAGGGAATATTTACGTTTTCAGATGCTATAGGACGAATGCCCTTGTGTATCGTCGGAATACCTGGAATATATGTCTGAATCAATGTGTAAAATAGACCGTAAATATTGTCCGTTAGGTTTTGAAGCCCGGAGCCTTGGCTAGGGCTAACAAGATTCGTCAGGATCTCGGTATTACCCATTGACGGCCTCTGCAAACTGTATATCAAGCTCCCGCATCTCGGTCTTTAAAGCCATACGTCGTTTACCCGTAGCGAACAAAATATCTTTGTAATTCTTTCCCAGATTCAGGTAGTTTTGAAGCTCCCGTTCGATCATAAGACGGTCGGTTCGTCCAAGGAAAATAGTCGGCCTTTTGTCGCTGTTATACATAGCCTTGTCAGCGTCCGATGAGTCTAACGGAGTTCCAAAAATAGCTCTATGCTCGTCGGTAAACTCTCCGAAGGCTCCGCGAGTAGTTAAAGACGACATCAGTTCGCCAGTTCTAACCATAAGCCAATCGGTGAATTTTTTCATCTTCTGGCTGTGGTATTTCTCCGTCACGGCCTCCCATGTCGTAGGAGGTTGATCGGCGCCGGTCATTTCCGCGCCGCGGCCCTTGGCGAACTTATCAACGTTTCCGCGAGCCCACTCGCCTATGATATTGGCAAAGACCGGAGAAAAGTCCTGAAGTCGAGCGTCTAGCTCGTCTAGGTTCTCCCAGCATTGTTGACGGAGATTCAACTTCAGGCGAAATGATCCCATTATCGTTTAGGCGTGTACGGGTCCACTCCGTATGTAATTGATCCAGACGCCGGCGCCTCGCGCTGTCCCTGGCGAGTGTAGTAGTTCATCATCAAAGTCTTTCCTAAATCCGCTGCCATTTTTGCGAGAGCAAGAAAGTTTTGAGTCGGAGTCTTTGGATCTGCAGAGGCCCCGCCTCCGGAGCTTTGGTAGAACGTCGCCCAAGTAGACGACCTTCGAGTCCAGTAGCGCATAAGAGCAAATTGGATAAGCGCCGGATAAAGCCCCTCTACTACGCTTTGTCCGGCCGTTCCGCCTAGGATCTCGGTAGCCTCGTCGATCATGACCTGATAGTCTGCGTCGGAAAACCAAAGATAGAAATAGTCGAAGTAGAGAGGTTGAGTCGTCGATTGGTCCGGGGCCGATGTAATCGACACATATCCAGTCGTTCCGATAGCGCCAGGGGAACCACTAATGCTTTGCGCCAACTGGTCAAGTATAGTAAAGCCAGTTGCGGATCGTATTGTTCCAGCTCCGTATGTGTAAAGAACCGAAGAAACGACGACGTTACGAAATGAAAGACGAAATATTGTATTTGCCGAGTTTCTTAGGCCCTGAGGAACATCTCCAGGCTTGTAGTTGCTCGTCGCCGTGTCGTCGCCAAGAGTTCTAACTCTTGTCGTGAGGGTAGCGTAATCGGTAGCCGCCACGCATTTACCTCACTCCCAACTGCTCGACGAGGGAGGGATATCTCTTTTTCAGATTCTCGTCGTTGTACGGAAATCGAGTATGATTCGGACCAAGGGCAGCGTACTTCCAACCGAAATGCTCGGCTAGTTTTCGGCGTCCCTCAACGTCTGCGCTATGATACTCGACCTCGGACTTGAACGTATCGACGATTATTTTAAGACCGAAATAAGACCTAGTAAACCTATACTTCGGAATCGTCTCGACTTCGTCGTTGAAGTAGTGGATCAATGGCATCCCCCAACACTGAGTCGGGCTCATATCAATCTGAAACTGAGCGTGATCAATCGCCTCTATTTGGCCGATACGGTCAGCTTGTCTTTCGGCCTCGGTCTTTTCGGCGACCGCGGCGACTTCCTGATTTTCTTTTTCTTGCTCGGCCTCGTCGGTCGTCGCTTCTTCTTTTGAACGCAAGACTCTTTGCAAAGCCCCAATCCTATTCATTCAACCCCCAAGAACCAAACGACAATTTTTGAAGCGGAACCCAACGTTAAAGATTTGCACTTTACTGCACAATACCTCGTCGGAAGGAAGTTTGCTCCCTGCCAAACAGTATCTCCATTTATATTCGTACCGTTGACATGCTCAAGAAGTTTTGATCCGTCGTTAAATGTCACTCCGTCAAGGCTTCCAAGCAGTAAAACGTCCCAAACGCTAGGGGCGGTGAGGACTCCGGAAGAGTTAAATCCGCTGACTTGTATCGCCCATTTTTGAGGAATGATCGCAAATGGGATAATCACGGCATTACCATTGGTATCAAATCCTTTATGCCAATCGCTGTTTGTTCCCGTCGTCGTAAAAGTAACTGGTTGAGTGGCTACCGGAACTCCATGCATTTTAGACTCCCATGATACTGACTTTTAACTTCGTAGCCGTAGGGCCAAGATTAAGCGTTCGTACATGAACCTGAATAAATAAAGCGGTTTTAAACATAGAGTCCGCCGCTCCGCTCCAAACCATATCTCCGCTCGACTGTCCGCCCTCGCTTGAATGTTCTGCTAGTGCGTTGTTGTCCGTAAAAGCAAACCCGTCGAGACTTGCCTGCAAAATAACGTCCCAGACCGTCGGCGCTTGAATATTTCCCGAGTTGTCCAACCCGGTTACTTGAAGTGCCCACCGCGACGGGATCGATGTCAGCGGTGTTATAATTGCCTTTTCGTTTATGTCCCGCGCAGAGAAAGGCTGCCAGAATCCCGAAGCCGTGAAAGAAAATGACGTCGGCCCGACTATCGGAACCATGAGCCCCCATAAAACGTATCTGGGGAGGCCACAACCTCGCCGCTGTGGCCTCCCCGTAAGTCAATCGTTAGACCGTTCCGTCAGAACCCAAGCCAGCGAACCTAGGCTCGGTCCAGTCAACCTCGTAACGCTCGTCAATCTTGTAGCGGAATACCGAGGCGGTAAACGCCGGTCCGCTCAACGGGTTTTCCATGATGACGCGAAGCGGCCGACGCTGTTGAAGGCGCAGACCCTTACCGGCTTGCATTAAGCCGTAGCACGTATCAGGAAGCCAGATCGACGGAACCAGATTATATTTTCCCTGAAGAATATTTCTCGCGAACGTAGTACCGACCCCGGTATCAGTTCCGACAGCGCCAGCGGGAACTCCCTTGATCGAGCTAGTCGATGCGTAATTTTGAGAAGTCAACAGCTCTTCAGCCGCATCTTGAATTGCCGCTCCGCAAACAAGCGTGTCGAACGCGACGAGCATCTTGTTTCCGCGCGGGTCCTTCATCTTACGGCCCAAGAGCCGAAGCTGAATAAGCGCCTGCTGAGAGAATGCCGCAAACGAAGTAAGGCGGTTTTGACCGCCTCCGTTCGTAAACGAAGTGTTAAACGGCCAAGTCGATTCCCCGGCTTGCGTACCGGTTTGAGACTTAGGAATCGCATTACCACCGGCATCCGTTCCAGCCGCGCCTAGCCAACGAACGAAGCAATAGGAATCCTTAAGGATCTTTCCGTTTTCTCCGATCTGGCTCGCCTGTTCCTGAATCTGTGAGGTCTGGTCATCTTCCCACATTTCTTCCGTAACTTCGAAGATAACTGCTTTCTTCTTGTTTCGGATTTGGATATCAGCGCCCGCGGCGTTGACACGACCCGGCTCGTCTCCCTCTTCGACAGGCCCCATGAAGCCGGCGCGATAGAGAGGAGCATAAAGCTCGATTGCCTTCGTCGAAGGAATTACGTTGACGATCTCTTCGAAATTCGTATCGACCGCCTGATACTCCTTGTTGACCGACAATTGAACGCCGGCCCTCAGAAGTTGCTGAAGAACGCCCTCGGCAGAAGCCTCGCGCGCGCTCCTTCGGCAATACTCATAGGTCGCCTCTCGGAAAGCCTTGATCGAGAAGCTCGGGTCCGAGAAGTCGATCCTCTCGGCCGTCTCGCTCTCGGCGATGTCGAGGCCGGTGTAATTCTTGACCTGTCGACGCATCGCCTCCACGAGCTGATTTTGCATCTTATCCCATTTGGAGGAATTTGATTCTCTCAGGCGTTGAGCGTTCCTTCCGCCCGCCGTCTCTTTTAGTTTTTCTTTCATGGCTTTTCCTTGTTATCCTCCTGGGACTAGAGCGTCTGTACCGGGATCTGAGCGATGACCAGAACCGGGACCAAAACAGTCGAACCGCCTGAGATAGCCGAGGCGCCGTTAAGTTGGACAGTGCCAACCAAGTGCGTCGGAGATCCAGATGACTTTGTGATAATCTGAGGGTTGTTGCTGACGTTGCCCCAAAAAACGGAGTCGCCTTCGTTATAGGTTTCTCCGGAAGTCGAGAAGAACGTGAAGACCCCGCCGTAACCAAAAAGGGCTGTGTCATAGTAATTCTTGACCATAGCCGGGCCTCCGGAAAGCTGCATAGAGGCATACGGGGCTAGGTAGGCGTTGCGAAGAGCAACACCGACGAGAAACGCCGCATGAGCGTCGCTATCGAGGGGCTTTACTTGAAGAGCCGCAGAGTCCCACCAAAGCAGATCGCCTTGGAAGAAATCGAAGCTGCCGCCATTGCTAAGAGGCTTGTTAAACTGCTTAACGGCAAAGCCCCCTGCTCTGATGAAATTGTCACGGGGATTGCTGACTGAGTTTGCCATTTAGCGAGCCTCCTGAAAAGATTCTGAGAACATCTTGTTGTTGTTTTTCGAACCAGACTCTCTTGAGCCCGCCCGAAGTGATCCGATCGGCAATACCGTCGCCGTGTCCTTCTTGATCGCCTGGGCCAAACGAGCATCATCTTCGATGATAGCCTTGGCCTCGGAGAACCTCTTGCGCGCGAGGCGCTCGATCTTGGCTTCGGAATAGGCGCCTTTGGGGATTCCCATTTCCGTCATGTAGTGGCGGATAGCCATGGTATTGGCATCGCGGCGGTCGGACTCTGAGTTTTTATCCTTCTTGGAAGATGAAGAATCTGAATCCGCAGAATCCTCTCCGTCCTCACCGTCCTCACCATCCTCACCGTCCTCTGCCTCTGACTCCGATTCGCCTTCGCCGTCCTCTCCGTCCTCGCCATCTTCTCCATCTTCTGAGGCCATGGCTTTAGCGGCGGCGGCCTTGAGGTTTTTCATACGGCCCTTGAAGGCTTCCGCAGACTCACCCTCGCGACGAGCGCACATCTTGCCCGCTTCGGCTTCACCGCTCTCGGACTCTGATTCTCCCTCGCCATCCTCGGCTTCCGCCTCAATGGCTGAAATCGTATTTTCCATCTGTTTCTGAACGGTGAGAAGGCGCTTTTTATCGTCGCCCTCAGACTTTGAAACCGACTCGCGGACTCCGGACAATGCCGCCTTGAGATTTTGAAGAACTTTCATGCAGACCTCCTGATTTATCAGGGCCGGAGCCCCATTTACATCTTCGGCAATCAAAGCCAACCCGCGGCCGCCGCGCGCCGGAGTCGTTACTAAATCGCAAGAATCGCCTTCCGTAAACTCGGTGACGTAGTTGACATCTATTTCCGCATCATCGCCATCGAGCTTCATTGACCGGCGCTCTGCGTTGCCGTCGCCGTTTACTGACAGTCCGCAATACTCTCGGTCGGTGTCAGGAAATTCTTTTTTGTAATGCAAAGACGATGTAAGTTTGTCGGCGAGGATCTTCCCAGAATCCGACAAGTCGCAATGAAGTTCACCGACGACGCACTTCTTTCCGTCGAGAACAGTTTCTTTTAAATTCTTATAGTAGCCGGCCTTTTCACGCACATCGCGCTCGGGCAGGTTTTTCTCTCCGTCTAATGATTGATGGTTTAAAAAGCACCACTTTCCCTCAAACATTTGAACTGCCGAGGTGATCGCCTCGGGTCCGTAGAAATTCATATTGCGATGGTTTCCGAGGCCCTCGGAGATAAGGACGACTTTAAAAACTTTTTCTCCGCTACCGGAGTCAGCGACGGCTTCAAGGATGCGCGCTGCCTCGTTGATTCTTAGAGATCCATCCTCTCGGATTCGGTTTGATTCCTGATTCTTCAATTTCTTCTTTGCTTCGCTTTGCCGCTTAAAATCAAGACGCTTCCCCTTGCGAAGAAGCTGTTGCGCGCTCGACTGCGTCGTTGATTCGCTTTTCGTTTTAAGCATAAAAAAAGAACCTAGGCCGTTTGGCCCAAGTTCCTTTTGATCAGAGACTCGGTACGTCTAAAGCGTTGCTATTAGGTGCTGCTTGGCGCGCTGGAAGCGTCCTTCGTGGATATCAATCACGATCTGTCCGCTCCACTTATTCTGCGCCGCCTGAAAGACAGCCGGGGTTATTTTCTCTACGACTTCCCGCAGTATGTCCTCTGGACTTAGTTTAATAGACACTCGTTCGTTTGTCAATGCTTTTTCTCACCGTCGTCTATTTGCAATACGACGAAATCTTCGTCCCTTTCCATGAACGCCTCGGAGAACTCGATTTCCTCAAACTTTTTTCCTTTGTCTCGGCAATATGTATCGAGATGTTCTACGACGTCTTTTAAATATCTTATTAAAGACCTATTCTCTTGAATAAACCGGTAGAAAGCCTGGTTCTCACGGTATATCGTCGCCATGAGGTTGTTCGTCTCGGGATAAGTCACGTATGTTTCGGGAATCTTTAATTTGCTGAACATAACGAACGCTCTCATCCTAGTTCCCGTCATAGAAACTCGACCGATCTGAATATAAGGACTTCCGCGGGTTACTCCCTCGTCGGCAAGTAATCCGCAAAGAGATCTGAAATTTTGACAGAGTTGAATATTCTCCTCTGCCTTACGCAATAGTCGTTCTGACGATGCCCCTATCGCTGAGTGGATATCAAGTTCGGCCATATTACCTCGCTATTGGTCCGGCGCGCCCGACGATATTTTGTCCGTAAAAATCTGCTGCCCGCGTGTTAACCCAATCGTCAAAGCTCACGGTCGCGGTTCCGATAAGGTTTCCAGACTCACCGGTAATAGCCATTGCGTCAGGGACTAAGCCTTCGTCCATCATCCGCAAGGCGGCCTCTTTCTCGTCTGGGTCATCCGAACTTAATAGGTTCGCCCAATCCGCAGGAACGATCCTAAAAAAGCATCGGCAGTTAAAATGCGCCGGTATATCATCGTCTACTTCTTCTCGTTCAAGACCGTCGTAAACGTCGCAAATATCGCAGACTCGGCCGTCCTCCATGGTCTGCCAAATCTCAACGGAGGCTATATCTCCGTTTGATCCAAAGACGTCATCGCGCGCGTCCGCCTCGGCGATAATCGATTGATTCGTAAACAGGGCGTCAAACTTGTTTGCCGGGTCCGTATTGTCGATCTGTGCCGCGGCTACCCGATCTATCGCGGCGGACATATCCGCCTCTTGAACGGCTTCCATACGAAGGTCGGAGGATAGGTTCTTGTCGTAGGCGTCAACCCAAGCCCTAAGAGCTTCGTCCCAACCCGCGCGATAGTCCCTTGGAGAACTCGCCTCTCTTGATCTTTGGGAAGGCCATTTAGGTTTACGGCTGGCCGGAGTAGTTTGATCGAGCATCCAAAGAGATCTAAGAACCTCCGTATGATAAATCAAAGTAAAAGACGAGGTCAGCATAGGTATCGCTTGCAGAGTGAAGTTGCGAAGAACCTCTCCAATGCCCTTCTCCATGCGAAGCAATGTCCCTCTATTATTAGCCTGTGCTACGTCCCAATTCCTACCGCTAAAGTCCTGATGGTACTCCCTCGCTATCACCGACTCCATTGCAATCCTAGTCTTAAACCAAAGATCAAGGAACTGGTTTTTGAGTTGATTTTCCAGCTTACGCATTTCTCGGCGAGTTTCGTTCTCAAGCCGTCTTAAAACTTCCGTCTGAGTCTTCATATATCCAAAGCGAATAAGGATCTCTCGTTTAGCATAAGTTGACCAGACCCAGTTATCTCTCCAATCTCAAAAGGAAAGTCACGGCAAGCCTCTAATGGATTTAGCGTAAGCAATCCCCTGCTCTTGATCCAGACTTTAGCACTAAACTTTGTTCTTAACGGTTCATCCTTGCAAGAACAGAAACGAGCCAAGGCTCTATAGTTTTTTGTGCTGTGCGATGATGTCGGCTTTGCCTTTCCCATGGATAGGGTTAGTATCAGACGGTTTCTTCTCGGCCTTATTGTCTGGCTGTTGGTTTTTACCGGGATTCCCGGTATTTGGCGCCGGGTTTCCCGGCAATCCCTTTATCATCTGATCCTGCTTAAATTCTTCAGACTTTTTCATCTCCTGTTCGTAATCGTAGGAGTCGGCCTCCATTTCCGCAGCGGCCATGGTCGCGGCGCGCTCATGGCTAAACCATCCGCTCATTTCGCAAGTCATGATCGCCTTCAATCGGTCGTTGATCGCGTCCTTTTGAACGGAAGGGAATATAATCTGCCAGTCCTGTTCGATGTAATCGATTTGATTCTGTTCGCAGAATGCCTGAATAATCTGATGTATAAGATCGTTTCCGTCCTCTTGTAGGTCCTCGATGACCTTTGTAAACGGCTCCGAGCCTACAACAGCGGTCGCCCGGTTAGATCCTCCCTGCATCATTACGTTTAAATGTTCCTTGGGAAGCCCTACAGCGGTCGCAATCAGCGCCAGTATCTCTTGTGTGACGTTTGATTGCCCTACAGATACCCCGGACATTGGGGCAAGAGGTTTGCGCTCTACCGCCTTGTTGTGAACGAAAATTGAAGGTGCGACAGGTATGTAGTTGAACTTTTGAGCATGGGCCGCAACATCCGCCGCAGATCCGTTGACCGTGTCGTCCCAAACAAAAGAAGCCCTTAACTGCTCTCCTAAGACCTGAGAGTTAAGCGTATCGACCAATCGTTTAAGCCATCCAAGGATAGGGTAAAGGATAGATCTTCCGCGCTTCTCGATCGACATGACGTTCGCCTTAATATGAATGATCTGATCGTATGGGATTTGTCGAACGATATAATGACCTATCTTAGAGTCCTTGGAGCCGGCTACTCCCTTAACATCGATTCCAGAGTACATCTGCGTGGCGGTTTGAAACATCTGATAATAATATAGAACGTTGTCGATATATTCGTCGTATCCCTCGCAAATAATATCGTAAATCGTCGAAGGGTCTACGCTTATCCAACGTATCTTATCGATGAAGTTCTCGCCGTAAACCAAATATTCGCGCATCCAATACTTACGCATTTTGTGGGTAATACGGTTGTTTCGGTTGAAGTCGTCCCATTTGTCAGAGTATGAATCATTTCGGCAAAGGACCTTAAAACCGCGCCCGAAGGCGTACTGAATGAAAATATCGACGATTCGTTTCGCCGCTGGGTTGTGGTTGTATTCTTGGAAGGCCCGAGCGTGTCCCTTGAAGTAATCGAAATATTGTTGCTTCGAGAAAGGTCCGTTGAAATAAGGCGTGAACTCTGTATATTGATTCGGATCGAGGTTAAAGGTTGATCCTAGGTCGCTACTGCTTTGAAAAGGCCAGCTCTCGTCGATTTCAACGTGAGACTCTTTAAGTTTTTCCTGATCTTCTTTCGATATGCTCGTCCCGCGCATTACAACGATCTTGTATGGCTTCGATCCGTCCTTAGACTCTCGAAGCATCGTCCCGTCGCCGCGGAATCTGGCGCAGAATACAGCGGCCTCTACGATTTTTGATTTTCCGTCTTTTACTGAGGTTAGGACATCCGATAGAGCGGAGGTCTTTGGGTTTTCAAGATCGCTGTAGATTTCCTGCTCGTAGTCTCTTTGGGTAAAAGACAACAGGGCCGAAGCTGGATTGTTGCCAGGAATTATCTTGGCAGAATCCCAATCTCCGGGCCTAGCCGCTTTGCCCTTGCGTCTCGGCATTTGCTGTTACGGCTGCGCTGGCGGCTGTTGTTGTCCCGCGGCTACCAACTCCAATGCCTTTTTGAGGTCGTAATACCTCACCGTGAAGTTGTCGGGATAGTTCGCGTCTGATTGAACTTGAAGCAAAGCGGATAGGATGTCCATTGATTTCTCCTTACGAGTGGCAGCTTGCCACTTGGCTTGCGGCAAGCGGGCTTGATACAGGGGCGGTTGAAAGAACGACCCAGGCGCCTAAGGTATTGGCGGCGGTGCCAGTTGACATACAGAGCTGGGCGGTCGTTATATTGACCACAAGGTAGCCCGAAGTCGGCGATGAAAGGGTAGTCAACTGCCCGGACGTAAAAGCTCCGAGCAATAGAGTTTTGTTCCCGTTCGCATCGAATACCTGAGTCGCCGTAGGACCGTTGGCCGTGTTGCCAATTATCATTTGCCCGGTTGTCAACAACTGACCAAACGCTACTTGCGCTCTAACCCTCGTTGCCGGAGAAAGAACGAGGACAAGAGAGAATGCGGCGAGAAAGAACATCGCGAGGTCGAAAGCCTTTCGTCTCATATTTTTATCCCTCTTTCTTCCCGTTATGGAGTAGTCGTATCGAGGCGGTAGTAAATAATCGCGTTGCTCGTTCCGGATCGAACCGCTGACAATCCGAGATTGAAGCGAACGGGACCAAATACGGGATGCCATTGTCCGCAAAGAGCAGGATCGGTACAGTCGGTGACGGTCGTTCCAGCGAAAACCTTGGGGCTAAGTCGTATTCCGTTTTTATCGATTCCAACACCAGTCGCGGCGGGAATACCGGCCGTGGTCGTGTCCCAAGCAATTGCGAAATCTCCAGCGACTCCGCTTGAGTTGCTGATTCCGTAAACAACTCCGGCTCCGACAGCGCAAGGAACTCCAACTAAAGTCGGGGTCGAGCTTTCAATCAAGCACTTCTGAACGCCTTGATACGTCAGGTTCTGAGCGAAGATTGAAGGACCGACACCGAGCGGGTCGGCAAGAACGGTTCCCGGCTGAGTAGCCGCTTGAGCCTTAACTGAGAACAGAACGAAAACGGTGAGGGCGAGTAATTTTACGATGAGGCGCTTGGTCATTGAATCCTCCGGGAGTGATCCGCATTTTTCCATTGCGATTTAATTGTAACCGATGAAAGTGAGAGAGTCAATGCTTTTTCTTTTTATTCCCATTCCGGAGTCGGAGGCTTGTCGGAAGATTCCCATTGCGCAGAAGCGTTAACGCCGAAGTTGACGGAATGGTATTGCCAGGCAAGAGCGATAGCCATGACGCAGTCGTCGTGCATTCCCTCTGGCGCTGTATAGCGAACTCCTGTCCGCGTATATTCGTATTCAAAATTTTCTAGCTCTATTCGAATTGGACCGTCGGGAAACTTTATTTTTCTCGATTGAATTGCGATAGCTAAACCTTCCATCAGTTTCTGTTTCGACTCGCTAGTAAACTTATAGCCTTCATAAAATCCTTTGCCGGCTCTTTGGAGTTGCTCGAGTACTGGATCTCCGACGCCGGTGCTGTCAACAAGTCCTGAATACCCATTCGCCAAAGAACCGAGGCGATTTATAGTTTCTTGCCAGGGGCTTTGCCAGCGGTCAAATAGACAGACGTTAGCGGCGTGGTCGAGCCCGACTATCACGGTCCAATCGATAGACTTGGCAAGATCGATTCCAAAGCATACGGGAGAAGATGTTGATATCGGAGCGACGCAAGCCTTGATATGACTTATCCCGAATGGATTGCTGCCGTCCTCGTTCGGAATCGCATAGTAAAGCTCGTTGAAGACAGCTTCGGGAAGTATTCGTTTCGCGTCGTCGATTTCTTCCTGTGTTAGGATTCCCGCCTTGACCGCGTCGGCCGCGGTGATCTTCGCGTAAACCATATCCGGATCGCCTGACTCCGCGCGCCGGCAAAGACGGAAAAACCAGTTCTGACGACCCTTGACGTTTCCGATGCAGCGAATCTTTCCGCGTGTTGCCGTGAGCGTCGTTCGTATCGCATACCAGGCTTCCTCGCGCATACGGCTGCACTCATCGAGTAGCGCCGCTCCGACGTCCTCACCGAACAGATTGTCCGGCTTCTCGGCGCTCTTAAACCAAAGAACGTGTCCGCCGATAATAGTAATTGTGAGATCGCTTTCGTTGGCCTTGACGATTAGCTCTGGGATCGCTCGCTTGGCCCGCTCGTAGGCGATCTTGGCTTGAGAGTAGACCGGCGCGACCCACCAGTAATTCGTCCATGTTCCGTTTATGGCCTCTTCGACAAGCCAGGAAAGGCCAGATATTGTCTTGCCGGCCTTTGTTGTGCCTTCGATGAAGGCATATCGTTTGTCGTGGAATAGCGCGGCGAGCTGATAGTCTTTGAGTGCGGGTCGATGATACTCGACCCCAGGCATGGTTTGGGCTTTCTTGCCCCGCATCGGTTAGGCTACTATCTTGAAGTGAACGACTAGCGGTTTTCCGTCTTTGGTTCCGATTTCAGTTTCCTCAACGTAACCGCGCGTCCGGCCTTTGGTTTTCAAAATGAAAGTGATCGCCTGAAGGTTGCCGTCATTTATCGCTTGAAATAGCTTGCCTTCGGCGAGGTCTAGTATTTCGTCGCTGGCCTCACGCATCGCTTGAGCAACGATCTCATGCTTGCTGATGTGGGTATATACGGTTTGAACGGCGCAACCAAGCATTCTGGCCGCCACGCTAACCAACCCGTGGGACTTCCGCAAGGCCGCGGCTATCTGCGCTGGCTTAAGGTGCTTGTAAGCGTTTTTTTCTTCAGCCATCCAACTTTCCCGCCTTCTTCCCGGTCATGTTTTCCCATCGTTTTACAATTACATCAACATATTGCGGTGAAATTTCTATTGCGAAAGATTTGCGCGACATCTGTTCGCAGGCGACAACCGTTGTTCCTGAACCGCAAAATGGATCGTAAACGATCTGTCCGGGTTCAGTAGCATCCAAAATCATCTGCGCCCACATTTTTACAGGCTTCATAGTTGGATGATCTTCTGATCGTTTCGGTCGGTCGTAGCTCCACACCGACGTTCTCTTTCGATTATCGTTTTTCTTTTTTGTTCCTTCCGTCCATCCGAAAAGAATTGGCTCGTGCTGATAGTGATATTCCGAATGCCCCAGGACAAAGGAGTCTTTAACCCAGACCATGATCTGCCTGAGAATCCCACGTCGTTTCCAGTCCTGGGCAAAGATCAAGTGCAACGGTCCTGCCGGGACCGTTGCATACCAGAATGCCCCCCCCGAGAAATTTTTTCCGCGCAATCAAAAGCGCCCTTAACAAGCGTGGCAAGTTCTTCTTCGTCGAGATTATCGTTCTCGACCTTCAACTTGTCCTTCGTCCTTCCGACGTAGGATACGCCGTATGGAGGATCGGTAAGAACCATGTCGGCTTTTGATCCTTCAAAAAGGCGATCAACTTGTTTTTGATCGGTGCTATCGCCACACAATATCCTGTGATTTCCAAGGACCCACAAATCACCAGTCTTTGCAATGCAGTCTTTTTTAATGTCCGGAACATCGTCCTCTGAAACCTGATCTATTGATTCAAGAAGACTGTCCAAGTCTTTAAGCTGAAGGAGGTCAAGGTCGAATCCCTGGGCCGACAAATCTATGACCAAGTCCTTGAGCAGTGTGTTGTTGAAATCTCCCCCGGCGGCGTTCGCGGCTACGTTGGCCGCCTTCTCCGTGGCCTCGTCCCAGTCCACCTCGCGGTAAGTCCAACGCCCATCTGGAGATTCAACGTATCCGGAAGCCACTGTTCCGGTCTTGTCGGTCGCCTCCGTCTTGTGGATCTGCCAACTCGGATCAAAATGCTTCGCGCGCTGATGGCCACCGACTAAACGTTTCGTGCGTCGGTTGTATACGATTCCGCTCAAATCCCCAAATCGCATCATGCTCTTGCGTAGGGCATCCAGGCGATGCGGGCTGATCGTCCTGGGGTTATACGGAGCGGGTTTCAAATCTGCGACTGTGTCCACCTACTTCCCTCGCAGGCCCCGCATCATCTCGTCTATGCCGACCTTGGCGCCCGGAGGCGGAGGCATCTTCAAGTTCTGAGACATACGCATCTGGCGGCTGATCTCGCGATAGATCGTGTAGAGATCGAACTTCATCTTGTCGAGCAAAGCCTTGGCGCCTTCGTAGTCAAGGGCCGGCAATTTAATCGCGATCCACATGATATTCGTTTTCAGGTCTACGTGATGAGCGCCGCACTCGTTGGCGGCTAGTTCTGGGAAGACGTACTCTTTTTCGTTCTCGGACGGAGTAGGTAGTGCCGCTGTCTCTGCCTCTTTTTTCGTTTCGGTTTCTTGAGAGTCCATTAAAATCCCCCTAGGTCAAACTCTGCTTGGTTCTGAATTTGCTCCGGATGCTTCGCATTGCACTGCTCCGCTACCGTTTGATATTCCCGCAACAGTCTCAGGTGTTCCCGGTTGCTCGCTCGGCACTCGCCTAAAAGCCGGACAAGATGAGTTTTTGACGGACCCGCGCATCCTGAGAATATCCCAAGCAGGCTTATAGTTGCTAGGCATACGGTTTTTCTCACTATTTTTTCGGCCGGATAAACTATTACTAAGTTTAGTCCGATCATCTTCTTTTGTCAAGGATATTTTTTTGTTTAGAAGTCCCGCAATGTAGCGACACTCCGACGGTCTTAGATGGTTGAAAGCGAACTGAACCCGGACGGCTGTCCAGGGTAAAGTCATCGAGATTTGGGGCAGTCCTAGGTAGCCCGCTGATGAAATTCTCCCAGAGCGCGACCACTCCTTTTCTTTGTGGACCCACCACCAGACTTCCTCGCGCTTTTGGTCCGACGACAACCTTGACCTGCGCTGACCAAGAGGAGTAATCAAGTCCTTCTCTTTCTTTTTCTTCCTCGGCAAATAGAGCTTGTCGCCCTGGTCTACCCTCCACAACATGTACTGCTCGGCGGCGGCTACGGCTCGCTCGAATAGAATGCTTTGTGAGTTTATCATTTATCATTTTTGGTTTCGATATTCCATGGAGTTCGCTATTCTCTCAAGGGCTTGCGCGATTGCTCTTTGAGATCCCGCGGCGCTACAATCCGCGTCTACTTTTTTCATAACCAAATCGATAGCTAGTATGAAAAATGTGAAGCTCGCTATTAAAACCATAACTCGAAATACGGTTGTCATTTCGCCCACTTCCCGGCAAGGAACATAACCAAAAAAGCTGCATCGGCGTTGGTTTGCCGCTTTGCTAGTTCGTTGGCCTTTTGGATAACATAGGCGGCGTCAAACAAAGATCCGTCGTCAATCTCAAAAGGCTCAACTGCTTTCAACTGCTTAAGTATCGACATTATCTCAATGCCTCCGCGTAGTCCCGTAGTCCTCGGCCAATATCCCGAAGGTCTGCGACTGAAAACTTGATCTTCGTTCTAGCCTGTTCTTCGAGCCGCGAGTATAACTCACGACCGAAGCGCTCAATATGAATTTCTCGGTAAAGCGAACGATTCATAAATTCGCCGTAGTTGCAGTTGTTACAACCGCCATAGCCATTATCAAGATCCCAACGAATTGAATCCCCGCGTTGCTTCGGAATAATATGGCAAGCTACGGTCATTGGCCACTTAGAGCAAAGTACGCAAAGCCCGGCCCGCTTGTTCCGATCTCGGCGCAATATAGCAAAGCTCCAAGCCGTATCGTTTTGTTTACGCAAAAACTGACGCGGCGGGTGCGCCCACAACTTTTGAGCCTTTGCTCGCCGCTTCTTGCGGCGTTCGTTGTAGCGAGCATAAAACTCTTTGACCGTCATGCCTTTGGGGATCATTATTTTGATTCTGGAATCAATACCCTGTCTTTTTCAATGAAGTAAAACGGCGCGTGATGATGAGCGAGTTTCATCTTGCGCCACGCCTCTGGGTTCAAATTACCACGATACTCGTAAACTGGCTTGACTCTCCCGACGGCCATCAACAGACCTTTGTGCTTTTTATTGAAACAACAAAGCACGTTGCCTATTACTTTCCTCCCGCTCGTTCCGTCATCTCTTTTCGTGACCAGGTAAATATCGTCTAGGATCATCTCGATACCGCAACATGGAGAGGCGTTCTTTATCGATGTTGGGTCGTTTCTATATCCAAGCTCTGAGTATGTCTCTGATTCTTTCATCAATCGCCCCCAGTTCGTATTACTGGTTTTTTCATCATGCCATGGGCCTCGTTGTCCTTTTGGTTTATCCGTAGCCGCAAGGCGGCCTTGAGTTGCGGTCCAGACTTTTTAATATGCTCCAAGGCCCACCGACAGTATTCGGGGTCGAGG